ACTTCAGGACAATCTGAATACCTAGTCCAAACAGCACCAGGAGTTGGTTTGTATAAAGGTGACCCTGCATCTATTCAAGATGCTTCAGGAGCACAAGGATATGCACAAGATGCATCTTTTACACTTACTGACGACGGTGGAGCCGGTGGATCTTCATATACGAACGCAACAGAAGCACTTTTAATAGGTGTTCTTAACGGGTTCTTCTATATTGATTCAACTGGAAAACCAACTTTCGCTAATTCAGTTCCAGCAGGAACTACAACTAGCGTGAATTACAATACAGGTAGTAATGATATTACTGCTTTTGTAATTGATAATCCAAATCAAGAATATGTAGTAAAATTAGACGATGCTGTTACACAAGCAGGATTCGGACTAACTACTTCATATAATATTAACAACTGGACAGCGTCATCTAATAAAGATGGTCAATCGATCGCTACTTTAGATACGACTACTCCAGCATCAACAAAGATGTTTACATTAGTAAGATCTGCAAATGACCCAGAAAATAAAGATATTTCTGTAGCAGGAGCAAACGTGATCGTTACTATTTCTAAAGCGTCTGCGTTGTATAACTAATAGCGAATAGGAGATAAATAAATATGGCTATATCACGAGCACAACTAGTTAAAGAACTAGAGCCAGGTTTGAATGCACTATTCGGCTTGGAGTACAAACAATACGTAAACGAAGCAGCAGAAATTTTCGATACTGAAACTTCAGACAGAGCTTTTGAAGAAGAAGTAATGTTATCAGGATTCGGAAACGCAGCTGTAAAACCTGAAGGTCAAGGTGTAACATTTGATGATGCACAAGAAACTTTCACGGCTCGTTACACTAACGAAACAATCGCATTAGCGTTTGCAATCACAGAAGAAGCTATTGAAGATAATTTGTATGACAGACTTGCGTCTAGATATACAAAAGCTTTAGCAAGATCTATGGCGAACACTAAACAAGTTAAAGGAGCAGCGGTTCTAAATAATGCATTTAGTAACACTTACGCTGGTGGTGATGGAGTAGCACTTTGTTCTACAGCTCACCCTACTCTTGCTGGAACTTTCTCTAACGAGTTAGCAACTCCTGCAGACTTGAACGAAACGTCTTTAGAGCAAGCTCTAATTGACATCGCTGCGTTCACAGATGAAAGAGGCCTAAAAATTGCGGCTAGAGGAATGAAATTAGTAATTCCTTCTGCGCTTCAATTTACTGCTGACAGACTAATGGCGTCTCAAGGCAGAGTTGGCACAGCTGATAATGACATCAATGCTATTAGAAACATGGGAATGATTCCTCAAGGATACACAGTGAATCACTTCTTAACTTCTAATAAAAAATGGTTCATTAAAACAGATGTACCTAATGGTCTTAAACATTTCATGAGATCACCTATCAAAACTACTATGGAAGGTGACTTCGATACTGGAAATGTTAGATACAAAGCTAGAGAGAGATACGTTTTCGGATTCTCTGACCCTAGAGGTATCTTCGGATCTGACGCAGTATAATCGTTAGATTATATTTTTTAAAAAGGGAGGTCCTTGTTGACCTCCCTTTTTTTATGTGCTACATAAAACAAATCATGAAAAAATTCCTAGTACATATTTGGGCTTACAGTCACCATGCAAAATTTGAAGTCATGGCTGAAGATAATTCTGAATCTGTTGAAAATGCTATACTTGACAAAATAGGAGAAAAAAGTATAAAATGGGAAAATCTCGGCATCTCTTATGATCCGAAGATTAAACGTATAACTTTTGAGGAGGTTATAAATGATACAAGACCTATACAAAGCGAAAAGGTCCTTGGAGTTGAAGTGGGAACAAGAGTATCTTGATAATGGCAAGTATACTCTGGATATGGTTCAAATAGATAATAAAATAAAAGAAATTATCTTTGAAATCAAATCCGAGGAAAGTAGAATAGCACAAAGAGATGCTACTATTTTCAACACTGCTCCAGAAGTTTCTGTAGCTACTTAATAGTAAAAAGCTACATCATTGAAATTAGCAAGTTCATATAAGGATACCTTGCACTCTTCTAAAAAATAAGCTATAATTTACTTACTATATAATTTAACTTGGATGTAGACGCGTATAGTCGACGGCCTAAAGACTGCATTCACAATTTAGGAGAATATAAACATGGCAACAACAACATTTTCGGGACCAATTAAAGCGGGAACGATATCAAATACTACAGGAACTACACTTGGAACAAACATTAAAAACGTTGGTCAAGTGGTAATGTCTCAATCAGCTGCAATTACACAATCTACAACTGCTGCGGCAACAGGAATTGTTATTCCTGCAAACAGTCAGATTTTAGAAGCAACTGTATTTGTAACTACAGCTTGGGATAACTCTTCAACTTTAAGTATTGGTACTTCAGCTACTTCAAATGAACTAGCAACTGCTGTTGCAGTATCAACTATCAATACAATTAAATTAGCATCACAAGCAACTATTACAGATGCTGATGCTTGGGTTGATGTAGGAACTACTGATGTTGAAATTTATGTTGATGCAAGTGCAACTACTGCAGATGTTGGTAGAGGTATCTTGACTGTAACATACGTTCAAAACAACAATTTAGTTTAATTAAAAATTAAAGAGCTCCTCCGGGAGCTCTTTTAAATAGGAGATTACATGAGTTATAAATCAGATATACAAGCAACTAGATCAGATGCTGTAGCAGGAGCAACTGCGATTATTGCACAACCAATTCGTTTACGAGGAATTATCATTGCATCCGATAATGTTGGAGCAGGTTTGTTAGAATTAACAACTACTTCAAATACTGGCACTACTTTATTTATAGGTGATGTTCCACAAGGAGATGTTGTTAATTTTTCATTTCCAGAAGACGGAATTGTTTTCCCACAAGGAATTTATTGTAAAACAAAAACTAATATTGCTGCTTATACATTATTGACAGATAAATATTCTGCACCAGGTTTAACAGCAGGAAATTAAAATCGCATGGCGACTATCACTTACACCGTAACTGTCGCAACGGGGCAGAATGCATTTAGTGCTGGTACTAATAAATTTTATATCAATGGTACCGTTAGTCCTGTTCTTTATTTGGATGAGGGTAATACTTATATATTTGATCAAAGTGCAGCTAGCAATGCTGGTAATACACTAGCATTTTCTTCCACGATCGACGGCACGAATACCGCTGGCGGCGTTGCTTATACCACTGGTGTTACAACCGTTGGTACTGCAGGTAGTGCTGGTGCCTATACACAAATTGTAGTTGCTCCAGTACAAAGTGTAGGAGCTCCGGTATTATTTTACTACAGTGCATCTACCGCAGGTATGGGTAATCAAGCACAAACTATTTCTCCAACTTCAGGTACTACTGAATTTGATCCACAAATTGATGACATTATAGAAGAAGCCTATGAGAGAACAGGTGTAGGCGGAACGCGAACGGGTTATCAATTAAGATCAGCAAGACGATCTTTAAATATTATGTTTCAAGAATGGGGAAACAGAGGAATTCATTTATGGAAAATAAAACTTGCTAAAGTTCCATTAGTATTAGGACAAGCTGAATATAATTATGCTTCCGATTCTATTAATTTTCCATCTGATATTTCAGAAGTATTAGAAGCTTTTTATAGAAATAATTCAGACATATCAGCACCAGTAGATATTGCATTAACTAAAATTGACAGATCTTCATATAATGCAACTCCAAATAAATTAGCACAAGGAACACCTTCTCAATATTATGCAACTAGAACTAAAAGTCCTAGTATTTATTTATATGCAACTCCAAGTTCCAGTGTTTCCAGCACTTCTACACCATCTAGTTTTCAATTTTGTTTTTATTATATGGCAAAAATTCAAGATGTAGGAGCTTATACAAATACAGCAGATGTTATAAATCGTTTTTATCCATGTATGATGTCTGGACTTGCTTATTATTTAAGTATGAAATTTTCTCCGGAAAGAACTCTTGAGTTAGAGAGAATTTATGAAAGTGAAATGTTAAGAGCATTAGATGCCGACAATCAAGGCGTTTCTACTTTTATTTCACCACAAACATTTTATGGAGATGGAGTATTATAATTATGGGTGTTTATGCTAAAGGAAAATATGCTTATGCTATTTCAGATAGATCGGGAATGAGATTTCCTTACAGAGAAATGGTTAGAGAATGGAATGGTTTTTTAGTTCATGTTTCAGAATACGAAGCAAAGCAACCTCAATTAGAACCTAAACCAG